ATGCGTATGAGACAAGACGCTAAAATGGGTTTAAAGAAAATGGAAGCTATGGGGCAGATGGGTAATAGTGAAGAAGCCACTATACCAGACGATATGCCTTTTGATATGGCTGATCTTATTATTGTTGCAGGAGATAAAGAAGATGAACCAAAAGAAATGGCAGAAGGTGGTCTTGTATATGCACAACAAGGAACGTATGTAGGTGGTACAGGTATAGCAGGTACGCAGCCTTCTTTCTTTAATCAGCCTCAACCTTCTTTTGTAGCACCTTCATATACACCTCCCCCTAGTTCTATTGCTCCACCACCAGTAGCTCCCCCTGTAGGTGGTTATATGCCTAGTTTTGTTGGACAGCCACCACCTGTTTCAACTACAACAACAACTACTCCTACCACTACTACAACAGGAGAGGGTGAACCAACTATAGATACACAAGTAGATACACAAGATAAATTTTTTGAAACTGTAGAAGATGTATATACAACTATAGAATATATTAATCCAGAAACAGGTGAGCGTAGAACATTTACTTTTTATCAAGGTCAATCTTTAATTCCTATTCCTGAAGGATTTATTCCTTTAAAAGATTATGAAACATCTCAAGCAGAAGAAACGCCTACAACAGATTTAGAAAGTACATCTGTAGAAACTACTATGGTTCGTGATGATGATAAAAGTAAAACTAAACAACGTTTAGAAAATATGGTAAGACAACAAAGTGGAAATAAATTATCTGAATTAAAAAGTAAAGTTGCAAAAGGAGATACACAATCTGTTATAGATGCCTATTTGCAGAATGAAAAAACAAAAGCTTTAATGTCAAGTTTAGGTATAATTAATCCTATAGCAGGACTTGCAGGAAGAGGTGCAGCAGAAGTTTATAGTAGACAACTAGAAAATTTAATGAAAGAAAATGGAATTGAAATACCAGAAATAGAAGCAGGATTTATTGAAAACTTAAAAGGTGCGGTATCTGATATATTTACAGATACAGGTGAACAACCAGAAATATATCAACCTATATTTAGACCACAAGACTCTCCATTGTCTACAGTTTCAAATGCTACGAATTTATTAAGTAGTAATGAGGCTCAAGCATATGATAATGCAGTTATATCTAATAACGCAAATGTAGCAACACACTATGAAATAATTAACAACCGATTTAATAAAATGTCAGACTTTATGGCTGCAGGTGGTGATCCTGCGTTAGGAACAGCAATGGGTTTATCTACATATGACATTGAACAAGCAGAAGAACAATTTGAAAAAGGAACAGGAGCTAAACTTGGTGACAGTGTAAATGAAGCTGAAGCAGCAAGAGAAGCAGCAGAGGAAGCAGCAGAGGAAGCAGCAAGAAACGAAGCAGCAAGAAACGAAGCAGCAAGAAAAGCAGCTAGAGACAGACGTAAAAAACGTAAAGGATCAATAGATAGAGCAAAGTCTATTAGTTCAGATGTAACAGGTGCAGGAGCACCTGCTGTAAGTGCAACACAATCAGCAGGGCCATTTGCTAAAGGTGGATTAGCAAGCCGTAAAAAATAACTACCCACCAATATGACTAGCTACCCATCCCCCATCCAACGTGGCTACGGTGGCCCTAGTGAAAGGACATATAATGTCAGAACAACAAATAATGGCTGAAGAAATGCAGTCACCAAAAAAAGTAGCATTTGCAAATCGCAAGTATACTAATGAAGAAAGAATAAAAAAAGAAGAAGAAGAGTTAGAACAATTACTCGCAGAACAAAAAGGTGAAACAGAAGAGGTCGAAGAACCAAAAGAAGAAGAAGAACCTAAAAATGCAGAGGAACGTAGCTTTAAGAAACGATATGGTGATCTACGTAGACATCAACAATCAAAAGAAAAAGAATACGAAGATCGTATCAAAGCATTAGAGCAACAACTAACTGAGTCTACTAAGAGTGAGATTAAACTACCAAAATCAGATGAAGACATTGAAGCTTGGGCAACTAAGTATCCTGATGTAGCTGCTATTGTAGAAACTATTGCAATTAAAAAAGCACGTGAACAATCAGAAGGACTTGAGGCACGAGTTAAAGAAATAGATGAAATGAAAGCTACAGCTACTAGAGAAAAAGCTGAAGTTGAATTATTAAAACTACATCCTGATTTTGTTGATATTCGTGACAGTGACGATTTTCATGAATGGGCAGAGGAACAACCTAAGTGGGTACAAGAAGCTCTTTATGAAAATGATGCAGATGCAAGGTCTGCTGCACGAGCAATTGATTTGTATAAAGCAGATAAAAATATTAAACCTAAAAAATCTGCTTCATCAAAAGACGCTGCACGTTCTGTGGAAACACGGAATGAACGTAGTAAACCTCAGTCTGATCCATCGGGAAATGCGATCAAAGAGTCCGATGTACAAAAAATGTCTGCAGTCGAATACGAAAAAAACTCTGATGAGATTATGGAAGCTATTCGCACTGGCAACTTTATATACGATTTATCTGGGTCAGCTAGATAAAAAGTATTGACATTATAGTTATTTATGATATAACTATATGTATCATAGTTTAACGCAGCCCCTATATGGATTACCTGCGTTAGCTATATCCCCAAGCAAACAACAGTGGCTTACGGACTTACCTAGTAAATCATGGCCCATAGATACAACACAAAGGCCAAGTGTTGTAAATATGCACCCTACGATATCTAGCCTCCAGTAGAATATCTGTGTGTTTCGCATCTGTTACTGCTAATATAAGGAGAAACCATAATGGCGTTTTCAACAGCAGCAGGTTACGGCAATTTACCTAATGGTAATTTTAGTCCAGTAATCTATTCCAAACAGGTGCAACTTGCTTTCCGCAAGGCATCTGTTGTTGAAGCTATCACAAACTCTGATTATTTCGGAGAGATAGCCCAAATGGGTGATTCAGTGAAAATTATTAAAGAGCCTGAGATCACCGTTAAATCATATGCACGTGGTACAACTATTACACCACAGGATCTAGACGATGAAGATTTTTCATTGACTATTGACAAAGCTAATTACTTTGCTTTTAAAGTTGATGATATTGAAGAGGCTCATAGCCACGTCAATTTTCAAAGTCTTGCATCTGATCGTGCTGCATATAGACTATCTGATCAGTTTGACCAAGACGTACTTGGTTATCTATCAGGTTACAAACAATCTGCAATTCATAGCGCAGCAGACACTGCTAACACAACTGTTAATGGTTCTAAAGCTGTATCAACTGCAGGTTCTGACGAATTGCTTTCCTCAATGAAGTTAGATGGTTCTGACTTTAATGCAGGTACAGGCGGTCAGTCAATTGCACTATTGCCTCGAACAGGTGGTGCAACTGCTACACCTTCAACTGCAGGTGAAGCAAACCCACTACAACTTATTGCTCGTATGGCACGTAAGTTGGATCAACAAAATGTTGACTCACAAGGTAGATGGCTTGTCGTAGACCCAGTATTCATGGAAATTCTACGTGACGAAGACTCACGTCTTCAAAACGCAGATTACGGTGAATCAGGTGGAATACGAAATGGTCTTGTAATCAATAACCTACATGGCTTTCAAGTACACGTTTCAAACAACCTACCTTCATTTTGTTCGGGTCCTGCAACTGAAGCTGCTTCAAATGCGACTAACTACGGTGTTATCGTAGGTGGTCACAGTTCAGCAGTCGCAACTGCAGAGCAGATCAATAAGACAGAAACATATCGTGACCCTGACAGCTTTGCTGACATTGTTCGTGGTATGCATCTATATGGTCGCAAAATCTTACGCCCTGAAGCGTTGGTTAATGCGATATACAACTTACGATAATAGGGAGGACTGATTAATGGCACTCGGTGATAACACACTACGTTCAGCAGCAGGAAACTCTCAACGTGGTCGTAACCCATACATGGTTCAAACTACATTGAACTGGGCAACAGCTTTGTCTGATAAGGGTTCTGCCCTTGCAGCAGCAGACGTTGTTCCTGTGATTGCAGTTCCAAAAGGAACCATGATTTTAAACGCAGGTATCGAAGTAGATACAGCTACTGACGGTTCTACATTTACTGTAGACTTAGGTACTGGAGTTGATCCTGACGTATTCGTTGACGGTTTTGATGCTACATCTGCAGCAGCAGTAGTTGCACAAAACCCTGCAGCTTATCAGCCAGTAATGGCTGTAGCAGACGATAACATTGATGTAACAATTGCTTCACTTTCTGGTGGTGCAGTTTCTTCAGGTAAGTTTCGTGTTTGGGCAGTTATGATGGACTGCACAGATATGGGCGATACATCTGCTAATGAAGTTGCTCGTGACAACGCATAATTAAACTAAACTGGGGGGCAGGGAAACTTGCCCCTCTAGGCTTATGTAAAGGTATAACAAATGGCAACCACGTACATTACACTAGTAAATGATACATTACGAAGACTAAATGAAGTTACTTTAGCTACATCGGGTGACGGTTTTGATTCTGTACGTAATGTACAAGGTTTAGTAAAAGATGCTGTTAATAATAGTATTCGATTAATATTACAGGATGGACAAGAGTGGCCTTTTTTAAAAACAACAAAAGTACAAGCATTAACTATAGCACAACGTACTTATGATTTTCCAACTGATATGGGTTCAGTCGATTGGGATTCGTTTTTTCTAAAAAAGACTACAGGTTTAGATAATACACCTAGACATCTAAAAACAATAACATATAATGATTATCTGCAAAACTATCGTACACAAGATGATGAAGGCGATCAAACAAATGGTATAGGCAAACCTATATATGTTTATCAAACACTAGAAGAAAAATTTGGAGTAACTCCTCTTACAGATGCAGCTTATGATATAGAATATGTTTATTTTACATACCCAGATGATTTAGTATTGTATACAGATACTACTGTTATACCTGACAGATTTAAACACGTAATAATTGATGGTGCTATTATGTTTGTTATGCGCTTTCGTAGTAATGAACAAAGCGCAGCTACACACCAACAAAATTTTGAAGAAGGTATAAAAGCAATGAGGCGAATACTACTGGATGATAATTTATATGTAAGATCAACTGTAATAAATCGTCCACAGTCTAGTACTTTTAATAGTGTGATCTAATGGCAGACAATTTAGCTTCCTTTAAAGTCTTCTGTCAAGGTGGACTTAACACCAGTAGAGATGTGCTATCTCAAGGTGAAACACAACCTGGATCTGCAATTAGTTTAATTAATTACGAACCTTCTGTTACTGGTGGGTACAGACGCATAAGTGGTTTTAGTAATGATTATGGTACAGTTACAGGTACAGGAAATGTTCTTGGGGTAGCAGTAGCAAATGGAATTAATGATGGTATTTTAGCTGCTCGTACACCTTCTAGTGGTAATAATTATTTACATAAATGGAATACTAGCACAAGTTCATGGGATGCAGTAACTACTTCTGGATCACCTACAATGTCAGGTGTAACTAAAGTAAGATTTACAAAATTTAATTTTGGTAGCCCAAAAGTAATATTAACAGATGGTATAAATCCTGCAGCTACATATGATGGCACAACATATACACAAATAACCCATTCTAGTGCTCCTACAGATCCTAAATTTTCTGCTGTATTTCAAAGTAGAATGTTTTTAGCAGGAGATCCTGCGGAAAATTATAACCTTTATGTTAGTGCTCCTGATGATGAAACAAGGTATGATAACGCTGTAGGTGGTGGAGTTATTTCTGTAGGATTTCCTATTGTAGCAATAAAACCTTTTAGAGATGCTCTTTATATTTTTGGTACAAATAATATAAAAAGAGCAGTACATAATCCTTCATCACCAATATATCCACCTTTTGATATACAAGATGTTACAGATAATTTAGGATGTTTAGCTACAGACAGCGTTATAGAAATTGGTGGAGATTTACTTTTTTTATCGCAAGATGGTTTACGTCCAATATCAGGTACAGATAAAATTGGTGACGTTAATTTAGAAACTGTATCAAAAGATATTCAATCTGTTTTTACTGATGTTGTATTTGATATTGACCTCGAAGGTCTTAATGCTGTTATAGTAAGACAAAAATCACAGTTTAGATATTTTTTTGCAGGTGCAGATAGTCAAGGTATTATAGGAGGTTTTAGACAAACACCAAATGGATTACAGTTTGAATATGGTCAAATGTTAGGGCTTGTTGCTACTTGTGCGGATAGTGGTTATATAGGCCAAAACGAATTTGTAATTCATGGAGATAGTTCAGGAAAGGTTCATCGACAAGAACAGGGTAACGACTTTGATGGAGCAGATATATTTAGTTTATTTCAAACTCCTTTTTATCATATGGGTGATCCAGAACAACGTAAAGTATTTTACTCTGTGTCTACATATTTACGTTCTGAAGGGGATAATGAAATTATTATGTCCTCAATATATGATTATGATGATGTAGATGTTTTATCACCTTCAAACTTTACATTAACAACTACAGGTGCTGCTGCGTATTTTAATGAAGCTTTATTTGATGCGACAGCAATTTATGATGGTAATCCATCACCAGTACAACGTACCAATATTGAAGGATCAGGCAAATCAGCTTCACTAAGATTTGTAACAAATGATTCAAATGCGTCACATAGTATTCAAGGTTTAGTGATTACATTTGGAGTAGGAGACAGGTTATAAAATGGCAGGTTATACAAGACAATCAGCAGCAGATATTATTGCAAATGCTATTATTAAAGCTGCGCCAGTAAACGCAGAATTTAATCAGGTGCTTGCTGCCTTTAATGCAAGTACAGGACATAAACATGATGGGACAACTGCTGAAGGTGCATATGTACCTTTAATAGCAGATAGTGACGCATTAAACAAAGTTGTAATAGATACAACAAACAATCGTATTGGTTTTTTTAGTGAGGTATCTGCTGCTGCAGTAGAGCAAATACGTATTCAAGACGGTGCTATTGTTCCTGTAACTGACGATGATGTAGACCTTGGTGCTTCAGGTGCAGAGTTTAAAGACTTATATGTAGATGGTATAGGTTATATAGATACTGTACAAATACATGAAAATGCAACTATT